CCTGTTTTGGGATCTTGAGCTGTTTTCTCCTGGACAACACTTTATAAGTTTTATATGTCTTTGAGTTCGAAACAGCCCGCTGCGCGGCAATGCCGCGTCTATCAGACTCGTACCACGAAAGTGGTCCAGCGAGCCATCACGACGTGGGAGCGCATTTTCCAACAACCTCAGTGTGACTATGACCTCAGCTTTTCTCCGACTTGTCCGGAGTTTGCTCAGAAGGTCAAGTCCCTCCTTGGGAATTGCCCCGCAGAGGACCAGAGTCAGATAATGGCCTGGCAGTCCATCAAGAAGCTCCTACCCGACTCTTGTCGGTGTATGGAGGCCACGATGCTGTCGGGTCTTAAGAAGACTCTTTCTCGGCCCCCACGGTCACTCCCTCGAGGCTATCTCCGATTCGTCCAGCAGGAAGTTCGCAAGATCTTCCCGACTGGCTGGGACCGGGGCCTCTACGAGGACCACGTCGTCACCACCTCTCCTCCTCTTTCTTCGTGTACCGAGAACCCTCGTTCTGAGGGTGGCTCATTGGGTTCCGGCATGGATCATTTCTCGTTTCTTCAGGCTTGTCTTGAAGACGTTGAATTTGATCTTGATTGCCGGGCGAAGATGATCGTCGTTCAGTCGGCTGGTAAGCCCCGCGCGTTAAGCAAGTTCTCCTCTGATGTTCTCTGTCTACGGCCTCTTCATAAGGCCGTCTACGACAGGATATCTAAGGAGTCTTGGCTCAACCGAGGCGACGTTACCACCGACGGTTTGTCCGACTTTAGGTATGTTGAAGGGGAGGTCCTCACCTCTGGTGATTACAGGTCTGCAACCGACAACCTCAGTATTGAAGTTGCCGAGATGATCCTAGCTACTATTCTCACGTCTACGGTTTCTGTACCGCAGTCGGTGATGAAGGGCGCGTTGGACATATTGCGGCCTAACCTGTATAACCTTGAAAACGCTCTAGATTTTGTCCCTCGTGTCGGGCAGATGATGGGCTCTTACCTTTCCTTTCCACTTTTGTGCCTCCAAAATAGGATGGCGTTTTTGTGGGCTGGGGGCAAGGGTCTTCCCTGCAAGATTAACGGTGACGACATTTTATTTCGCTCCAAACCTGAGTTCTCTCAGCGATGGATGGAAACGGTGTCGTCTTTGGGACTTGAAGTAGAGCGGACGAAAACGAGCGTGTCAGCCGAATACGGCTCTTTGAATTCTACCTTAGTAGTTCGCGAAAAGGGAAAATACAAGGTTCGCCAGACTCTTCGGTTCGGCATGCTTAAGGAGTGTGATGACATCACTTCGCTCTGCAAGACTTACGATGATTTCCTTCGAGGAATTCATGGATCTCACAGGTTCCGCGCTGGCTTCGAGTTCTTCAGATGGCATCTGCCCTCTCTGAAGGCTTATAGGGTTAGTACTTTGGAACTGGGTTTTCGTGGAGACCTCGCGTGGCGCTTGACTCGTAAGTGGAACCTCCGTTTGGACCGGCCTTCTGAGGTCTTGCCCAGTTTAGGCCCCGATCACAACGTAGTCGTCCCTCGCGATGGTTGCACATTTGTTGACCCGGGTACGATAGGGAAAGACGATAGGAAAGTTAGTGCGATGGAGCTCGCGGCGTGGAAGCGGAAC